AGTTCTTTTGTTGTGATGACTTTAAAGACTGGACCGAACAATCCCTCAAGAACAAGTTTGTTAACCTTGCTATCATCAAGTGTGCCTGTGGTGCCAACACGCACATCACAGTTGATGAGTTTAGTCATGATTGCTGTCAATGACTTGGCTTTAAATGTATGCGCTTCGTCACCGATGATAAAATCAAACTGCGCAAAGTATTTCTTAGGCATCTCATAGATAGACTGCCATGTAGAAATAATCAAATCTGTTTCTGGAATCTTACTTTCGCCACCATAAATTTTTTGGCAGTGTTTACTTACATCCCAACCATTCTTAGATGAATAGTTTTCAAAGTCACTATACATCTGAGTGACTAGATTAATCGTTGGGACAATTAACAATCCGCGCTTCTTACCTGTGTTCAACAGGTGGCGAATCATCATGTAGATTATAAGCGACTTGCCACTCGCGGTCGGTGATACGAGTACAGTTCTTTTTTTTGTAAGTCCGACGCTAGACGCAAGATACTGATAATCTCTTGGCTCCATCGAAAGCGAGAGAGCAGTTGCAAGGTTCTTCGTGTCGATCGGAAAGACTTCCTTTTCTTCGTCGAATTCATATGAATAATTCCTCTGCTTACAGAACTCTCGAATATAGCGTTCGAGACCTGCATAAATTTGTTTGGTACGGAGATTCAACAGCCTGATTTTGCCGTCCCAATATTTATTGCGGAATGCTGGTGAAAATTGATATCCTGGAGTCGAGAATGTAAAAAATTCTGACATCTCTTGAAGAATACCATCTTCTGCGTTTACTTGCACATAGATGTTATTGAGTTTTTCAACCTTCACATCACACATCAACGAGCACCCTGAATGAACTTCTCCCAGTCCATATATGCGCGCAACTGATAAGTTCTAGCATTTAGTTCTTTCATAACGTTTTCACAAAACTTGGCTGTTTCTTCATGATAAGATTGCTTGCGTTTGAGTTTGTTTAGATCATCATCTGCGTCAATATATACAGCGATATCTGACTTCAGAGTAAACCGAAACGGTTCCCAACCCAACGAATCAAGTTGTTCTTGGTCCATTTTGCCTGTGTAGTATTCCCACTTGAGTTTTTTGATTCGATTGAACTCAAGAGCACATTTGCGTGCTGACAGATTGTGCAATGACAAGTATTTGTTATACTTGTTGTGTAGCAACGGAATACGAATGATCTCTTTGCCTGGCTCGGTTGAATCAACTTCACTGTCTCTTTCCCATTGTTTGATAATTTCATCTAATGGAGGAGTTTCCATAAACAATCTCGCATAAAAAAGATAGTTTATTATATAAAAATGCTAGATAAAAAGCAACTATATGCAATAGTTTGACTGGTTGGCTGTAAGAGATATAATAGACTATGTCGAAGATGAATGGGTTACTCAAATTCTCTCATAGTTAAAGTATGAGAATCTAAAAGTTGCATCAGCGGTTATGATATTCTCAGCGCTGTCTCCTGAGGCAAACGACAACGAGCCAACAGTTGTAGGGAACAGGTCGACCAATTTTACGCGGAAATTTGGATTGTTTTTGTTTGTATAAATTGTCAGCGTTGCATCTGAGTACACTGCTGGGCGTGTTTGTATTGCGCGAAGATTTGGTGCTGGGTTTGTACGCGCAAGATTGACATATTCTTCAAAATTTGTAGGGAACGTTGCGCCTCGAATCCAGTCATGTAACTCTGTCCATGCACGCAAGTCTTCGTCAACCAAGAACGTAATATTAAACGTGTCATAAATTGCCTTTTCTCCAGGCAAATATAACTCCACGAATGGCGTTGGCATAGGAATTTCAGTAAGAGAGATTCCTGGAAGATTTGCACTGTTACAAAAGTATGTAACACCTGGGAGTCGCGAGAACGTCACGCGAAACTTTGTGCTTTGTAGCAAATCTGTGTTAATTGGATTTCTATTTAATACAGTCATCGTTATTCCTCTGTATCAAATTATTTAGGTAATAAAAAAGGGGGAGACTTTCGTCTCCCCCCTCAGTCACATTGCCTTATTATTTTTATTAAGTTGGCAAATTATTACTGGTTGATGTTCAACACAGCAAACTTACGGTAGTAGTAGTTCTCGCCTGTTGCGATTGTACCGCTTCCTGAGCCTTGTGCGAATGGATTTGCGACCATGCCGTAGCGAGTCTTGAATCCAACCTTTGGCTGGTAGTTGTCTGGGTCGATAGCACGTACCATCTGTAGAGGAACGTATGGGCAGTAGAACAAGCCAGCGTCATATGGTGAGCTGCCCTTGTATCCGACTACGACATAGTCTGAACTTGCTACAGAATATGGATCAACATAAACCTTAATGCGTCCGAATAGCGTACCTGCGAAGGTATTGCCTGTATCGTCAACAGTTAGGTTGGTGTTGTTTGATAGTGCTGAGTTATAGTCAAGAAGACCTGTCATTGCAAGAGCTGAAGCCACATCGGTTGAAACGATGAGGAGATTGCCCTTACCACGACGTGTATCCTTCGCGATCTTGTTGCTTGCGCGTTCGATTGCGAATAGGAGGCTCTTGTACTTTTCTACCTGCCAGCGACCTGATGTATCAGTGTTGCTTGATAGGTTGAATGCTGCTGTTGCAGCTCCTAGGATGCCGACGTTTGCTGTAGCATAGACTGTACGAACAACTTCGCGGTTGATTTCTGCAAGAATTTCTGTTGACAAAATGTTTGTCAATTCTGTTTCTGCGTCTAGACCGTGAATTGCCTTGAGGTCTTGTGCAAGTTCCATTGTGTAGGATGCTTGTAGACCGCGTGTCTTTGCTGTGACAGATACGCGCTCGATTGAGAACGCCATATTTGCCATATTCTTCGTTTCGAAGTTTGCAGTTGTGTCGCCTGTACCAGTGTTTGCCATTGTCATTGCAGCAACGTTCTGGCTGAGTGATACGATTGCGTTTGCAACTGTACCATTGCCGTTTGTTCCTGCGAACACTGTGTTTGCTTCGTTGTAGAATGCTTCTGCGCCATCTGGTGCTGAGTAACGTGTGCGCATTGCGAAGATAAGTCCTGTTGGACCTGTCATTGGCTGCACGCCACAGATATCATATGCCATTAGGTTTGGAAGAGCACGACGTACCAATCCGATTAGGATTGGGTCGAAGCCTTGGATGTTGCCTGAAGATGGTGATGTTGGAGCAACGTTTACTGGTGTTGCTTCAAACAAACGACCCATATTCACTGCTTCTTCGTGTAGGGCGCGTTCTTGGTTCTCTAGAACTAGGGCAGTTACAGCACGCTTGTAGTTATCTGTAATCTTTGGGAGTTCTGGGTGATCAAGAACAGGAGCCCACTTCTTTGCATGTGTTTCATTTAGATACATGTTAGATACTCCGTTCTGTTAATATACTTCACTTTGGAAGTGTTTTTGAGATTGCTTTAACATAATTTGCCATATACGAAGGAACGTCTACTTCTGGCTGCGCTTCAGACGTCTCTGCTGCTGCCGTTACCTCACTCACGACTTTCTTATTTGGGAAGTAGTTCTCGCGAATTACTGCGAGCTTATTATTAAACTCACCTTCTGTGGTGAACTCCACGCCCTCTGCGAGCGATTTCATTTTCGCGATTTGCGTTTCGGTTAGACCTTCGCAAACCTTACGAATTGATTCATTTTTCTTGGCTTCGTTGAGTTCTTTTGAAAGAGCTGACAACTTCTCGGCAGATGCTGCAGCAGCTTCTTCTAACTCAACAACCTTTTCAGCAAGTGATTCAGCAACTTCGAGCTTCTCTTCTGGAAGGTCGATGTAGTGCTCTGCGAATAGATTCTTTAGACCATTAATAAAGTCTTCAGAAAGTTCTGCGCGGAGACCTGATTCAATTGCAACTTCGTTGTCCTTGACCCACTGCTCAACGACATAGTTTAGATACTCGTCAACTTGCTCAGCAAGTTCAACTCTAATACCTTCAACTGCTTCTTCTAGGATTTTGTCGTTGTCAGAAATGACATCTTCAACAATCTTTTCAACGCGAGACTGAACAGCTGCTTCGAAAATTGTTGTTGCTTTTGTACGGAATTCTTCGGATAGTGATTCGCCATTGAATAGAGCATCAACGTCTTCCTTCATGGAACCCTTGTGCTTGGCAACCATACCCTTCATCATTACTTTCTTGGCTTCTTCAAGATCTTCTTCTTCGTCTTCCATCTCTTCGTCATCTTTTTCAGACTTAGATTCGGCAACAACATCAGTTGACTCTGGAGCTTCTACTTCTTCCATAGCATCTGTTTTGGCTGACTTTGCGTCGCCCTTTGCTGTTGGTTCTGCTGCCTTCGATACTGAAGCAGCTGCTTTCTTTCCAACTTCTCCACCAGCTGGATCTGAAGTTGTTGCACCACCAAGGTCTTCTTCTTCGCCTGGTAGTTTTGCGGTTGGTTCTTTGCTTGCTGATCCAAGTGATGCCTTGAGGATTTCAGCAGCAGATTCTGTAAGCGACTTTGTCATTGTTTTAACTCCTAAAGAAGTAAATATATTTATAAAATTTAAAGTTTTGACACGAAGTTCGTGAAGATCTTCAATGCAACTTCATCTAATTGCTTTTGTTTGGCGCGTTTAATCTCTTCATAATAAGCGTTAATGTCAATTTCTTTGACCTTACCGTTATCCCATACCCACTCTTTACCTTCCATAATGCCTTGTACAAAAGCGCCTGGTGCGGACGGATCCGCTACGATATCTGCCGCTGTGGCTAGATAATAATCGTCTTGTACCACATTGACACCATTCACTTCTTTAAGTGAACCCATGCCACGTGACGATACACCAAGAGTAGCACCGCCTTCCATAAGGGATTTAGCGATCTTACCCATTGGTGTTTCTAAAATCTTTGCTTTACCTATAAAGACATTGTCTTCTTGCTTGAGGTTTGTGATAAGATGAGAAACGCGATCTAGATTAATGCTAGGTGAATCTGGGTGACCGAGTTCACCGAATGCGCGGTTCTTTTGAACATACTCTTCATTGTAACGTCCAACTTCGCGCGCGAGCGTTTCTGTCTTATACAAACGACCATTCTTATTCTTGGCTTCAGCCACTAGGAATGGACCTTGAATGTAAAGTGTCTTAACACCGTTTTTTTCTTCAGTGATTAACTTTACTTCTTCGATGGTTTCTGTGATTAGTTTCATTTTAACCCCAATGCCTTTCTTCGGCGTAGTGATCTTTTTCTTTTAATCATCGCACGAGCTGCTTTTGCTTTGCGTTTGATTTTTGCTTTACGCTGAGAGATTCTTCTCTTTAGTCTCTCAGAAGAAGTCATACGAACCACTTTACCACCACGAATTGTATAACCTTTAACTGCTGAAAATTTCTTTCTTCGTTGTACTGTAACTTTACCTTTTACAGTACGCACACGCGCACGAATTAATTTTGTACGACCCATGCGAACAACATTGCGCGCTTCACTGATTATTCTTTTTACTACAGACAAAACACTCATTTGCCACCAATTGTAAAGTTGACTTTACTTAATGCAAAATGTGCTGCTTTAGTAAATCTTTTTGGATCTTTTAACATCTCAGCAAACTTTTGTTGGTTTTCTGGATTTAATGCACCATGTACCATATGAATTGCTTTTGCTGCACCGTGACTAACTTTGAGTTTAGAACCGTCAGCAAACTTAAAGTGTTTTGCGTGAGATGTTACATTGTCTTGCTGAGCATATTTTGCAACTTGTTCTAGACTTTCCATTACATCTTCAACATCTTCTGACACGCCAACTAACTCTTTCTCTGGACCAGCAGAAGAATATGGAACTGTAAACGACATTCCTAACTTCTCATTTTGATATAAAGCAACACGTTTTCCGTCTGGGAAAATTCTAACACCACGACGCTTTAACACCAATATCATTGGTGGATCGTTAAATGTTGCTTCGGTAATATAATCGTCGCGAGAAATTTCGTAACCATTCATAAGATTACGACGAACAGCTGCTGTAGATTGCTGAGAACCAAGAGCTGCTGCAGCTGTAGATTGATAGTAACGATTTAGAACATCGCGTTGATTGCGTGGAAGTTTTGCTACATCACCAACTTTTGCGTGACGCACCATCGCAACTTTAAGTGCAGGCAACTCACTGGTCTTCATCAAACCAGCGCGAACAAGCTGAGCAATACGCTGTGCTTGTGTTCTATTCTGCGTTTGTTGCGACTTCTGCTGCTGGTTCGGCGTTGGCGTCTGTTGTGTTGCCATCGCTGCTTCCGTCAACTTCGATCGTAGGTTCTGTAGTTTCATCAGATGTTTCTTCTGTACCGAGTAAATTTGATGCGATTTCTACTTTCTTAATTTCTAATGCGTCTGTAACTTTAGCAGCCATTGCTTGTTGAAATGCGGCAGTGGTTGCTTCTTTGTCACCAGATAATGCTAAATTCACGAGTTCTAATGTGTCCATAACTACTCCAATTATTTAGTTAATTGTGAATTAAATGCTTGATTGAGATCCATTGCTTCAGGAGCTGGAGCTGCTGCACCAGGAACACCTGTAGACATTGGCATAGCAGGTTCTTCTGCTTGCTCTTCTTCGATTTGCTCGCCAATCTCTTCAATCTCTTCTTCGTCCATACGCAACACTTTCTTACGAATCCAATCTTTAGAGAAATATACTCCGACATATGGATCAATTTGTTGCATAATCTGTAATCTAGTTGCTAATAATTCTGCTTCTTTAAGTTCAGCAAAGTTATTATCTTTGAGGAAGTCGTAGTGAATCTTTTGTTTTAATTCATTCCACTCATCGACTGAGCAAATACCTTTAAGTGCTAATTGACGTTCCATAAGTTCATCGAACATCAATGTAAATTTGCTACGAATGCGGTCGATAAACTTCATAAACTTTAGTTCATCACGAGTAACCTCTGTTGAACGACCAAGGCTAAACCCTGTTTGTGGTTCAAGTCTAGATACAGGAACGTTTAATGACTTGTAAAGTTTTTGCTCGAAATACTTAACGTCAGCAAGCTCGCCAAGATTTTCACCAGCTGGTAGTGTAGTGATCTCTGTTGATTTGCCTTCACCGCGACGTGGAATCCAAAAGTCTTCCATCATTGACATAAACTTGCGATCGTCTTTGACTTCACCAGTTGTTGAGTCGTAAACAACCTTGTTACGGAACTTCGTCATAATATCGCGGAGATATTGCTCTGACTTAATCTTCGGCATGTTACCAACGTCAATATAGAACACACGACGTTCTGGTGCACGAGAGATACGATAGATAACAATCGCATCTTCAACCATGCGTAATTGATTGAGTGGTTTAATTGCTTTATGTAGATAACCCAAAACCATTTGACGTTTTGGATCTAATAAACCAGAGTTAACATTGACTACTGCATCAGCAGCAATCTTTACACCTGAATCTGTTGGAGAAGCAACAAATGTTTGACCCATTTCTGTTGCTTTATCATTGTAGACATAGAACTCTCTTGAGCCTGTAACAACTTCAATACCTGTACGTGGATCTTTTTTCTTATCTAGAACACGAATCTTTTTAGTTTTTCTTGGATCAAGATAAACTAGTTCGCGAATACCAAGTTTAGGTTGCTTCTCGTCAATGAGCACTTGAAAAAACAAACGACCATCAATATACCAGCGACGGAAAACATCATTGCCGCTGTTTGAAAAGTCTAGTAAACGTAGAACTTCATCAAATTCATTACGAATCATTTCTTTAATGTTATCAGGTTGTTCTAAATCGTCAAGAATAATTGTGACTGATTTACCTTTCTCGTCATGAACAATTGCTTCGTTAACAATGTCATCAATCGCAGACTCGAGTTCTGGCTGCATTGCCATCTCACGATAACGCGTGATGAGATCGTTCTCGGTTTTAAAGGAAGATTCTAGATTAAGATAAGTGCCGAAATAACCACCAGAAGTGATAGTCACTGCACCGTCGTCTGTTGTAGGTGCAGTGACCGCTGGTTGCACTTGCTCTGTTTGGTTTCCGCGGACTATCTGAAATCCGAAGAGATTAATTCCTGCCATATACTAACTCCATGATAAAGAAGTAACCAAAAGGATCAAACCACTGATTCGGCTGCAGCTTCCCACCATTGATAAGCAAACGTCACTGAGTATTCTTCGATCGAATCATTGTTGCCCCAATCGAGATCGATTGGTGCGAGGTCATTTGGGAATAGACCAACAAATTTATAAGATTTGATGATCTTACCTGTCTTGCCGTAGTGTTTGACGAACGCATCAGTGCCATAAGAAGTTGGCGTTGCGGCTGATGCAGAGCGAGTGTTGAAACGATGAGAATTAATTCCATTCATCCAGCGCTCGAAGGCATTGCGGACAACGAAATCTTCATCGTTTAGAACTGTTACTGTCCAGTCAGCAAACGTACGATTGCCAGCAAACTTTACTTCGCGACCGAAGTATTGTACTGGAACCACACCTACTGTTGATCCTGGAATTTGAGCAGTCTTACAAACGAAACGTAGTTTTCTTGCAGCATTGCCTGGGAGAGAAAAAAACGGAAAGTTCATCTCAACTTCAAACAGATTAGCGCGAGCGCCATCAAACTGCATTTGAGAACGAAATTCAGATACATTAAAAGCCATTGTATTCTCCTGACTTTATCCTATTCTATTTATTAGAAGCGTCCAACGATCTCGTCGAATGCTACGCCACTGCGAACAGCGACAAAGTTCAACTGAATGAAGTTTACGCTTCTTGCTGGTTTGATGTAGATATCGCCAATAAACTCATTGCGGTCGATAACTTCTGGCGTATTGTTTGTTTCGTCACAAACGCAACGGAAGTCATAGATACCGCGACGACCCTGGACATCGCGCAAGAATGGCTCAACGAGTGCTACGAACTGTGCTCTTGTAAACTCATCATTGAATTCGAAGAGACTTGAACGAGCAGCTGCGGAAATCGCCTTTTCTAGTACGATAAACAAGCGACGAACATTGATGCGATCAAATGCACTTGGGCGACCCTGTAGCGTCTTATCTCCGAAGAGAACAGTTCCTTCGCCTGGGAAGGCAACTACTGGGTTAACACCATCCTTGTATAGCGTATCGCGTTCTGCTTGAGTTGGATTAAATGCCAACTTGACAAGATTGCGAATCTGACCACGATTTAGACCAGCTGGTGAGAACCATGGGTCACGTTGTAGATCGGTACGAACGCAAAGACCAGCAACGTCAGCATTGAGCGGAATCCAACGATACACGTCGTTGTATTTGTCATACTGATACTTCCAACCTGAGTCCATTACACCGTAAGATGTATCGGTTAGAGCATTGCGATAATCAACAACCGAATCAGCAGAGGCTTGTGAGCCAACTACGTTTGCTTGGGCTGGCGATACGAACGCAACGCAATCCTTACGATTTGATGCAACTGTTAGATACTC